ATTGTCAGCGGATTATTGAATACTGCTGATCTCAGCTGCGCGACTGTAGGCACAGACCATTCATAGACTGCAACCTTGTCGAGGCTCTTAATTTCAAAATCTCGCTCATATTTCGCCAGATCGATAGCATCTTTCGCAACAACATCGGTGAATTCACCTGCAAGAACCTTCAAATCTGCTTTTACACTTTTCAGCAAGCGATCTAGTCTTGATCTACTGTATTTGGTGAGATCGCGCCCAGCCAAACGGCCGCTGATTTCCTTGTCGAGCTTTTTCAGGAAATCAGCAGCTTTGTTGGCTTCGCCAGTTTTCAGGCCTTCAAGGTAGACTTGATGGCGCGTGGCAAACTCGATTAAATCAGGCGGTGTCGTCGGCATCTAGGTCTGCCATGTCATCGATGCCAACCTCTTCTGAATACTCTTCAAAGGTTTTATCGGGAGAAATTAAGCCATGCTTTTTCTGCCAATCGAATAGATCACTGATCGGTAGAACGCCCTGCAGGAAGCTAGCAACAACCGCATTAAGCATTTGCGCATCTGTTTTTGGTTGGACAAACTGGTTGTTCACTTCAAATTCTGCTGCGTCTGGATCGCCGCCCATAAATTTTGTAGCGATTTCAAGAGCTTTCGTATAAGCAAGACTGAGATTGTATGCAATCAGTGACAGAACACTGTGTTGCGTAGCCATTTCATTACCAACTTGCATTGCTGTTTTATTTGCAGTACCCATTTCCATCAAGTTGGCACCCATTGCGATCATCATAGATACTTTATCTTTCATCGCTTCTTTGGCCAAAGAATTCGGTTGTGCCTGTGCAAATCCAAATGTTTCGCCAGAGGGTACGCCGAGCAATCTTCCGCTACCCACGTACATATTTTCAGCTTTCATCAGGTCGACTGTTTCCTGATTCAGTCCAGACATATAGGGCTGTACCTGACCAACTGTGAATACGCTGTCTTCGTAAATGGCAGAGTTGTTGTAATGGCCTACATTGATCTTTGCCAAGTCATACAAAGGCGGATGATCCACCTCGAAAGTATTTGCTTCAGAGCCGACAAAAACAAACGGGATAAAATCTAGCGTATTGCCTGCACTGTCTCGAGGTACTGATTCTTTGTAAACGTACCACTCTTGACGCTGATTCCTGCGATATATTTGCTGCATATACACACCTTCCTCAAGGTGAAGGCAAATATATTCATCGATAACATCGAAACCGAATCCGTCCTCGTGCATTTCATTTGCGGTGGTTTTCAGCACGATTTTTACTGGAATGACTTGCGGTCCGCGTTGCTCGACTTGCCAGTTTGTAATCTGCTGCGCTTTATATCTCGTGATCGTCGCAAAAACTTTGCCGGAGATCAGGTCAGCGCGACTGATTTCGCCATCCGTTTCAGGAAAGTCAATCAGCAGACCGGCGCGACCGTTACGAATAACATCACGGAACACCTCTTGTGATTGCTGATAGATATTTTGGCCCGCACCATCGATGTTTGTTTTTACATACTCTAGTTCGGGCGGGACTTCGCATTTCGGTGCTTTCTGAAAAGCTTTACCTACTAGCCCGCGCGAGGTGTAGCCGGCAACAGCATAAAATACACTGCGCTTAAAAAACTGATCTCTGCGCTCTTTTGCCGCTGTACTGTTATCGGTTGGATTTAATTTTACGATGTGATCGTCGAGATTTTGCGCATCGCAAATATCATCGACCAATTGCCATTTATCGGTATTTTTTTTGAATAACGGGTGTTGAAAGTCAATACTCATGTAGCCATTCCTATATTCGTGACCACAACAGGTCTACCCAGTGACCATTTGCGGTGTAGAAAGTAACCTACGCTATCGACCCAGTCATCTATTGCAGGATGTTCGCTAAACTTTTCTGGCTGACCCGCTTTATCGTAGCCCTGCGACTCTAAAGCATCGGTCAGATTCTGGCATGTGTCCGTGTTGATGAGCCATCGATCATGCGACAGCAGACCATTTACAGCATTAATACGATCTCTGATCGCGGGATTTGCTTTTGGACAATCAACACTGTACCCAGAGCTGCGTATTATATCAATATCGCTAGAAGTTGCATTAGTGCTTCCAGCTTTACCGCTGGCGTCAGGAAATACGCTTATTTTTCTACCATCGGCTTCGTATTTACTTAAACGATTGCAAAAATCGCGCGTATCGTGACTGACAAATTCGTCAACGCTTATCGGGTTATTGTTTTCGATTATGCTTACAACAGCGCAACAACCCCCGATATTAAAATCTATACTGACGTACAAATACTTATCTTCATCAGTCAATCGCCTATCAGTATGGTGCTTTCTTCGATCAAAAAAGTGGTAAACCTTATTGGCTGATAAGCTGACGATCTCGCCATTGAGATACATATCGGCTAGGACAGGGTCGTAATTATCTAAAATCTGCTGAATATAACCATCGGGAAGGAATGGGTTGGTAGCTGTAGGTGCTTTGATCACTGAATAGTCATCGGAAGCATTCTTAACCCATCGACTGTAAATAAATCCGCTGTAACCCTGATCCGGCGTGGTGACACAACCAATAGTATTGCCAGATGGGTGGGTACACTCTTGCCGATTCCGCTCACTTATCTTTCGCCAAACCAATCCGGCTTTTTCTTTGGGCAGTGTATCAAGCTCATCCACGATGGAATGCGCAACTTCATAAGCCACGATCCGCTCTGGCCTATCATACGATCGCAGGATTATCTGACCATAGCCCTCAACGTATACAATGTACTCTGCGCGATTGGTTTTATACGGAATGCCAAGATTGTTTAGTTCTTCTTCTACGCCGGCCAATGCTCTCAGTCTGAGCAAATCGTATGTCGGCATGTAGTAAGCGCCATTGATGCTTGGGTTTTGCAGCATCAGCAGTATCAGTCGGGCGATACCGCCTTTTGTTTTGCCGGAACCAAGACCGCCTACCAATGCAGGATACTTGGCTTCGCTGAAAACAAAATCTTCTTGTGGTTCAGTTAGACTTAGCTGCACGAACTACGGTCACTGTGTTATCTACGGAGGTGCTGACAGTAGTTTGGTCGGATTCGCGCCATCCTGCTTGCGTTTTCAAGTAGAAAATAGCGGCAGCGACATTACCATTTTGCGCTTGATTGATTAGATTACCTGCAACGCCGGCGATAGCTTTGCCCTTGCCTTTTTTATAGGCGTCAGAAACTTCGGGCTGTCGGCGCTCGATTTCACGAAATGTGGTCTCTGAAATGCCAAAGTAATCAGCCAGTTGGCCTTTTGTAAGCACAGAGGCGAGCCTTTCGACCATCGCAGTATCATCTGCGCCGAACTCTACCATCGGTCTGCCTCCACCTTCACCCTGCTTACCCTTTTTCAATTTGGCGAAACTCCATGCCGTAATTGTTTACTTTGTTCATATCCGGCAGATCGTCTCTGCGAATCAGCTTTTGGTGCTTGAATGGGCCATAATCTACATGGTGATGCCATCGATTGAATCGCCACACAAGCTTTGATACGTCAGGATGTACTGCTACTTGCATCTTGCTCTTTGCGACAGTGCCAGTATCAGCATACTTTTCGCCTTTCTGAACCACGCCTTCTTTGTGGTAAAACTCACCAGTATTGCCGCCTTTGATAACTTGCGTACCCATCTTCTCTTGTAGAAAAGCATAAAACTGAATCGTACACCAACCTGCCTTCAGCATATCCAGTGACAGAATCGTGTCTTCGTTATATCTGCCTCGCCATCGAAACGGCACATCGTTGCGAATAAAGTTGCAACTGTAAATTCGAGTATTGGTGATAAATGGCTTAAACGCAGTGCGAGAAGGCGCAAACGTCATATAGTTTGGCCCCGCCATCGCTACGTTTTTGTATCGTAAGCAAAAATCTTCCATCGCCCGCCAAAAAGCAGGATTTTCGACTTTGACCCGACGATTTTTATTCAGCCTGCGAAAAGACAAAATGTTATCGTCCATCACCCAGTGGTGGTCAAAACCATTGCTGAGAGAGTGATCCCATGCAAAATTTCTAGCGGGACCCGGCCCTGTGCTTTTGGTCAGACCAAATTCATCGCACAGTTCGTATTTCTCTTTGTAACTCATGTCGAGAGGCAGAACAGTGGTAAGTAGCTTCATGTCGTGTACTGCCTTCTCGTAATCTTCGACCTGATCAGGTTCGACCACGATGTAATGCTTAACATGCATCAGCGATAAAGCCTTGCTTGTGATCATGTACTCCGATCGGCTTTTGCTTGGTATGTAAAGCGGATACTGTGGGTAATTATCAGACATATCGCTTATCTTCTAAAATATCGCGCTCTTTTGGTGGGAACCAGAACGATTTGGTTTTTCCGGTATCCTGTACGCCAACACGAGCAAAAAATTCTTTTGCGTCATCTGCGCTATCGAAATGAACGATTACTTGCCTAAACGAACTTGCATCGGGCTGATCGTATTCAGGCATGCCTACCCATTCAGCATGAGCATCGACCTCGCCTGATTCTTTTTCCAGAAATATGTTGGTCAGTTCGCCTTCATCAAACCCGAGCGTAGAAAAGTCAAATTGCAACTCTTCTAGGCTTTCCAGTTCGATTTTCAGTAAGTCTTCATTCCAACTTGAGTTCAGACCAAGCTTGTTATCAGCAATGACGTACGCTTTTTTCTGCGCATCACTGAGATCCGTTAGTTTTATGGTGGGTATTTTCTCGATGTTGAGCAGATCAGCGGCCAATACGCGACCATGCCCTGCAATGATGGTATTGCTTTCGTCTACTAGAACAGGATTTGTAAAGCCAAACTCTTTGATCGATGCAGCGATTTGCTTGATCTGCAACTCATTGTGAGTGCGAGAGTTATTAACGTACGGAATGAGCTCAGAGATTGATTGATATGAAATTTTTAACACAGTCACCCCCAGTGATGCGATTTAGCCTCAGGCTAGGGGCGATTGTGTCATAAAAAATTAAATTGGTAAATTGGGATATGTACTACCGGTTCTATATCCTGCCAATCACCTCTGTCTTTGCGACCGCCGACACCAAGCGTGCATTGGCAAGTATTCAATCGAACAAAGCCCATGCGATCAGTCCATTGCACAGCTAAGAATACTGGCAGTCCGGTGTTTTCAGATAATTCGCGGGCTTTCATCAGCTTAGAAAGCGAGAGCATATAAGTCTCGTAAGCATCGTGTTTGCATGTTCTGCATTTTAATTCGACAAAGCTGACAGCTTTTTCGGTAGTTTCTTTGAAGAATTCGCAATGCTCATTGCGCGTACCCATGAAATCAATGTGATAACTGATTGGCAGCTTATTCAGTTTACATTGCCATTTAGATTCGAGAATGGTGGCGAATTCCTTTTCGCCTGCCAAACTTTTGTCATTCTCGTAAAGTTTACGCATCGCTGAGAGATTCCATTGCTGCTTCTGTTGCGTAATCTCTAGCGAGGTTGCCGATTTGTTCATCTGCATCTGCCTCAAAGTCAGCAATCAACTCTTCAATATAAGAATCTTCCATTGCCTTTGCTGTGCGTCGATATTCTGCCGCAGCCTGAATGGTTCCTTCTGCGACAAATCGATTGTGCATTTTCTGATACCGCTCGTAGCCAAAAATGCCTGATTCCTCGTACCATTCGGGATAATGTTCGTTCAGATATTTACGGCATTCGTCTAGCACATATTGTTTTGGTTCCCATTGTCCGTCGATTGCAAAACACCAAGCTGCGTAATCGATCACAATACTTTTAAGTCCCTGTTTAACCTTTGTCCATTTTCTATCTATTGCAAGCGTCATTTTAATTTCCTCGTTTAGTTGCAGTTTCGTGATTCGTAAGGAATACCAACATAATCATGTCCTGTTGATTCCCATTGTTGTTTTTGTTCGCAAGCACTGCTTTGATAGCCAGTGCTCCAGTCTTCGATAATCATAATCGTCAGCAGAAAAAATAATGCGTAAAAACCAGTTGCGAAAAGTATTTCTGCGATTTTGTTTTTTGTTTTAGCTTTCATGCCAAGCTCCTTCAGTTATTGTTTTTTGGCGTTTTAATGCTTTCGTGTAGATAACCACCTCTTCGCCCCGAGCCGGACCGCAGGATGTGTCGAAAGCGTAGATCATTGCTTGTTGAATAGCGATTTCTTTGTGATGGCAGTAATCGAGAGTCTCGATATCGCCCTGAAAATCTTGGGCGGTTACACACCACAGCTTCCATTCGTCGCAGAAAGTAACTGTAATCGTTTGCCAGATTGGGTATTTGTATTCGGGGTGTGCCATATTAATTTTCCTCGTCAGTTTAATTATCGAACAATTGGCATGATAATGGTTTTTAGTTGGAATAAAACCTTTTTTTTATCTTTTTTTCAGAGGCAGTTTTGCACACCCTCCTGTAAAAACATCTCGTCTACCTCTGCCATGATAGCCTTCGCCACATCGTAGTGGTGATAATCCGCACCATCTGGTGTCCAACAATTGCCTGTGTCATGAACAATCCAGTAGCGGAAGCTCTCTGCTGTTTTGCGTATTGCCGAGTAAATATCTTCGTCTGACTTTCTGTCTTTCTTAAGCGATTTGATTCGTCGGCATAATGAACTTGCCAACATCCGCATGTGTCCGTACAGCCTCTCGTCGTTCATAATCCAGAGATACACATTGTCTGTTCCCCAGTTACGGCGCTCTGCGTGACGAATCGCTTCAGCCATATTCTGAGCAGTTTGTGCATATCTGTATTCTTTGTCGCACGTCAGCCAAATGTATTTGTTGCCTTCTTTGTTCTCGTCGTAGATGTAGCCGTATTTCCAGTTGCCGACCCGACCTTTTGAGATCATTTTCTTTTGTAGGTCTAGTCCTGATTCCTGAATAAACATTGTTTTTATCCTCAGTTGTGCCACGTCCCTGTGGCGATTAATTTATGGTAGTAATTTGTAGCCCAATGATTCGCCAACTTCATCGAAAATTTCTTCGACTTCTGGCCTATCGAGTATCCATGGCCCATCGCCGGCCTTTTCTGCTTTCCATTTTTCAGTAAGTTTCCATTTTCCGTTGGTCATCAGTACTGCTACAAGCCCCCATTTCATTGCCTCGAAGTAGGCTTCATTGTGTGTTTTGTAAATCTCGCCATTATCATTCTTGTAAATTGCCATGATTAATTTTCCTTTTGTTGTGGGGGCCGAAGCCCCCGATTAATTTGCCTTAGTTAATTACCAATTCTAGATCGCCGTTGTAAAACCCAAAGAAATCAGTATGGGTCATTTCTTTAAAGTTCCCTGCGATCTCGTTGACCCAATCTTGTTGCATCGCGTGGTCAATGCTGCCATCTTCGTCGAATTCTTCAATGATCGAATCCCAAATGATTCCGTTATAAGTCAGTCGGAATTCATGTCCAGTTGCCTTTTCAAGCTTTGATTCAAATGAGTGGATTGCGTCTAGTGAATTCATGTTTTCAGGTCCTCGTGATTAATTAGTTGGTTCGTACAAATGCAAGATATCAGGTTCTCAGTAGAAGTAAAACAATTATTTTACATTCTCCTCGTATTCAGTTTTGTTAATGTCGAGTTCGGCCCTGTAGCTGCCCTGCATCAGGTGGATGTCGTTTTCAAAGTAGGTGTATCCATCTTTGCTGAGCCAGTAGAGGAGTTCTTTTTTGGTTGGACAACCGCCCCAGTCATCGACCGTTTCCCAGCTGCTGCGGTATGACCCTGTGGCCTCACCTCTGACCGTCTCTTCGTGATAGGCCAGAAAGCTGATCTGCCATTTCTGATCCGGTGCGCATCCTGTCCAACCTTCGTCAGAGATTGAAAGGGTGATGGTTGGTTTTTCGTTCTGGGTATCTTCGATCTGTACCAGATATCGGCTGCGGTCGTTGCGTACCTTTTTAACAGTCAGATTGAATCGGTTGTTTTTGTAGTTCATCGTTCGAGTCTCCGTGATTAATTAGTCAATATGTGCAGACTATCAGGTGGCTCAGAAAATAAAACCTTTTTTTTACAAAAAACGAAAACTTTTTTTCAACCCAGAGTTTATGGGGGGTCTAGCGGCCCCCGTTTTGTGTGTTACCAATCGATTTCGACGTTGTCCCAGTAAGTCTGTGTAACCTCTTCTCGTTCTAGCTCGATTACATTTCCGGTGATCTTGTGCTTGGCCCCTGAGTTCAGAGCTTCTTCGACCTCGCCATACCATCCAGTTGAATCACCATCTATCACAGCAGGGCATTCCGTTATCCGTCGAACCTCGTCCTTCGTGATATCGACATACCCATCGATTTCTTCCGTCACAGTAATCGTTATAACTCGCGTTCGTGTGCCTTCAATACTGAACTTCATTTTTATGCTTCCTGATTAGTAGATTTCATCAAGTCTGCCGCCTTCGTCGATCAAACGCTTGGCGTAGAAAACGATTTCGGCAAAAGTGTATTCAGGGTCAGTGCCATAGTATTCCCATGTATCCCCGTGACCATTTTCCGCTAGGGTTATGTCGAGGTTGTATCCATCATCGTGGAATTCTGAAACCTTGGCGCATCGTTTTTTGCCAAGAGCTTTTTTGAATTTGATCATGTCGAATGCCATGTGATTACCCTATGAAAAGGGGCCTTTCGGCCCCGTTGATTGTTACCAAGACAGATTGCTGTAAACAGTGGGTTCGTGCATGAATCGTCGAACCTCGTCCGGCACATTGTTGAATGCCTCTATCGCAGCCTCTTCGCTCGGATATTCAGCGTTGCAGCCATGCAGTCGTTTCAGTTCGCCTTTGAATCTGCGGATTTCTTTAAACGTTGCGTCTGGGTGTATCCCGCGAATGTATGTGTCGAGACCCTTGACCTTATCGCGGTCGAAGTTATCAAAGTCGAATGAATAGTAGTCTTTTGTGTGGTCAAACATATTTACTTTCCTCGTTGATGGGGGCCGAAGCCCCCGATTAGTTTCCGTATTAACCTGCGATGAATTGTTCATTGTGTAAAGCGTAATCGAGAGCATCCTGACCGATGAAAACAATGTGGTATCGACCCTCTGGTGTGGTAGCCATGATCCATCGGAATTTTTCCAGAGCGTCAGGATTGTTGGCTTTGATTGCATTTGCCTGAGTCTTGTAGGTTTTATTTCCTTTTGTGTTTGTGAAAAGTTGCATCTCAATTTCCTCGTTGGTGATTAATTAGTACAAGGCCATACTAATTGGTCACTACGAAAAGTAAAATATTTTTTTTACATTTTGCGAAAACTTTTTACAAACCCAGAGAACTCGGGGGTTATAGCCCTAAAATTTTTTTGATTTCTGCGATTCTTTTCTTAGATTCTTCCGGTGTTGTCGGTTTGTAGGGCTTTTGTGGCAGAAATAGACGATGACTTGTCTCTGTCTTTTCTGGTCTGCAATATTCTCTAAAAGTGGCCAAATCGAGATAACCTTTGTGGTCTTGAACCTTTCGGACAGCGACCCAGACTTGATCGGTCGTAAATTCTCGACAGCTTTTCAGCCATATTTTGAAGTCAGTGGAGCCAATCTCTGCATGAACCTTGCCGAATCCAAGCATCATGCGCCAAGCCTTTGCGAATTCAGCTTTGAACGTATCGTCTGAGTGCATCGTCCTGTCTGTCTGATCTGGTTGTGGTTTTATTTCTGCTATGTGTTTCATGTGAAACATCCTCTTTTGCGATCCAGTTACCGAGTGCGTGCTGCCATGACTTCATTTGGTTCTTGCCGACCTTCCAGCCATTGCTTTCATAGTAATTAACAAATCGATCAGCCAATGTCATTGGGTCTTTCGCACCTTTTTCTCTGGCTTTGATTGCAACTTCTGCATTGGTTGGAGCCTTAAATATACTTTTAGTTTTAGTTTTAGATTTAGATTTAGTTGGCATTGCGTCCGCATTGCGGTCGGATTGCGGTCGCTTATCCCAACGCTTTGCCGCCGCAGCTTGTGCTTGGGCAATCTTCAGCTTGTATTCCGCGATGACTTGTTCGCATCGATCATGCACCCAACCATCATCGGTCAAAGTAAAAAATTCGTTTAACACAATCTGCAATGCTTCGAGTTCTTCCTCTGTGTTGGCAATTATCTTTCTGCCCAAGGCCTTCAGATCGTCTGTGAGAGCCGATTCGCTATCGTAGTAGGTATCCATTAGGTCACGATAGATCGACCTTTCTAGGCGATTGAGATGCCTCGTAGCGGCATTGAAATCGTCAATGTAGTGTGGGTAATAGTGCATAAGTCCTCCGTGATGAAAAAATGCATTAAATACCATGCACGGCTTAAAATAAATATTTTACTTATAAAAAGTTTTATTTATAATGCTCGATGCTTAACCTTTAAGGAGAAAATTAATGAGCGAAAACACCATAACTGTATTAGAAACTGATAGCGCAGCTATCGAACATAAACCCGCGCATACGATCTACGACAATATGCTCCGTGCGCAAAGACTCTTGGCTGCCGAAGGTATTGCGAAGAGTTCGCGAAACAATAGCCAGAATTACAACTTTCGGGGCATCGATGATTTGCTAGCGGTTCTGCCAAAGGTTCTCAATCAAGCTGATCTACTGATTCAGCCTAATGTGGTTGATATCGATATACGAGAGCGCGGCAAAACAATGCACGTGATAATGACGGTCGACTACATTATGACCAATTCGCAAGGTCAGGAATGCACGCGCAGGGTTTATGGCGAGGCGTTAGATTACTCTGACAAGGCGGTGAATAAAGCCATGACCGCAGCCTATAAATACTTTCTATTTCAAGCCTTTTGTATCCCGCTTCAAGGCATGCCAGATGCCGATTCTGAGCATATCGAAATCGATAGCGAGAATATCAGCGATCACCAGATACAAGAAATGCGAGAGCTGCTCGATGCATTAGGCGGAAAAGAAAAACACTATTGCGAGCATTTCGGTATTGAAAGCCTTGCCGATATTCCTAAAAAGCAATTCAAAAGCGCAAAGGGTGCTTTAGAAAAGAAAGTGAAAGAATACAACGAAGGAAAATAGACATGGGCAAAGTAATCCACGCAGAAGATAGGTTCAAAATCCACGAGAAAGACCAATGGGTCGATGTGATGAAATTTGTTCTGAAAAATCATGTCGCAACCAGATACCCAGAATTAGTACCGACAATTAATAAACTGAGAGAAAGCGATTATGAAAATACTAAACGATGAACAGGGCAGCGAGGCATGGCATAGAAGCCGAATAGGTATCATCACAGCAACACGAATGAGCATGATCACCACCTCGACAGGATTATGGTCAAAGCAAGCAGAGGGTTGTATCGCTGATATTGTTGATGAAATGGTGCACGATGCGCCCGCGCCGGAGGGTTATATAAGCGATGCGATGCAGCATGGCAATCTTTATGAACCTCTCGCGAGGCAGACCTACTCATTTGACAAAGATGTAACGGTGCAGACTGCGGGTCTTTGTTTACACGATGATTGGCCGGTTGGTTTCAGTCCTGACGGATTGATCGGCGATAACGGTGGCTTGGAAATAAAATGCCCGAAAGGCAAGACGCACCAAAATTATTGTATTGAAGGCAAACTGCCTACCAATTATAAAGTACAGGTCATGATGGCCCTATGGATATCTGAACGCGAGTGGTGGGATTTTTACAGCTTCCAACCATTCTACGCTGAACAGTTTTGCCTCAGGGTTTATCGCGATGAAAAATTAATTTCCGCGCTTAGAGAAAATGCGTTACATGCGATGGAATTAATAGCTGCTCGATATGAGCGTTTTAGTAAAAAATGAAAGGAAAGTTAAATGAGAACTTTAAATAAAGTAAGTCTGATCGGTTCACTGGGTGCAGACCCTGACGTTAGAACTATGCCAAACGGTGGCAGGGTAGCGAATATATCTATCGCAACTGCACACGGATACAAAGATAAAGATGGCGAATGGCAGGAAAAAACCGAATGGCACAAAGTGGTAATGTTTCAGCAGAAAGCAGATATCGCTGAAAAGTACTTAAAGAAAGGTAGCAAAATATTTGTAGAAGGCCGACTTCAAACCCGATCGTGGGAAGATAAAGAAGGTGGCGGAAAAAGATATTCTACAGAGATTATCGTTAACGAAATGATCATGCTAAGCAAAGAAGAAATGAAAGCTCCGGAACCGCAAGTTCAACAGCCTGCGCAGAAGCCTACCAACTTCGATAGCTTTGATGACGAAATACCATTCTGATAAAAAAAGCCCCTCGCGAGAGGGGCCAATTAACCACATGTTTAACGTCTCAAGGAAGAAACGATTTTGATACTAACAACCTCGGAGGTTATACGCAATGTTATACGCAGACATAGGTAAATCGATAGAAAAAGCTAGAACGACAAAAGGCATGACTAAGCGACAGATCGCTGCATCGCTTGAAATGAGTCCGCAAAACTTTCATGCTTTGCAAAGCCAAAAAAATGTGAAGATTCACAAAGTACAACAGCTTTCTAGCATTTTCGGGATGTCAGTCGATGAATTCATTAACCTCGGTCTCTAACAAACAAAGATTACGCGAACAATTGAAAAAACATACTGAAGCTTTTTTGAAAAGCGGTGGGAAAATTAAACGCATACCATTCGGTGTGCAAACTGATGAAAAGTTTAAAGGGTTTTCGTGATGGAAGGTCAGCAATGGCGCATAGATTCAGAGCATACATTAGAGCAATTCAAGAAATTTATCGATAAAGAATGGCGCGAGAAAAAATACTTATCAGTTAAATGGCATTCTGGTCGAACCAGATCGTCGCTGCAAAACAGTTCGCTTCATGTTTACTGTAGGCTTTTAGCGAAAGAATTAAACGCCGCAGGTTTCGATATGCGCGCTGTAATCAAGCAAGATGTGGCAATCGATTGGAGCGAAGAGACCGTAAAAGAGAATTTGTGGAAACCAATACAAAAAGCACTAACGAAAGAGAGTTCTACCTCAAACGTGAATACAAAGGACTATGTAACTATTTACGAAACTTTGAATCGCCATTTATCAGAGAAGTTCGGAATCTCTGTACCATGGCCCGTAAAGGTAAATTCTGATGTTCAAACAAATGGCCGAGATTTTACATAAAGC